GTGCTAGATTGCGTCCAACCAGCATTGAACACATTGCTATGATATTAGCACTGATCCGTCCAGGCAAAAAACATCTGCAAAGCGTGTGCGAATCGCAGGGGTTTGACAGCATACGCAACGAGATTTGGGTCAAAACTGACGAAGATACCTATAGTTTCAAGAAGGCGCACGCAATTTCATACGCAGTTTTGGTGTATGTTCATGCCAACATTTTGCTTGAACAATCTTAAATCTATGCTAATATAAGCAATCAGAGGAGCATTCACATGGCACGCACTAAGTTAGCATTCCAAGTAATCGGCGATATGTTCGGCAAATCAGTACAGATCATAGACGGAGATACGATCCTCAGTGTCGGAACCGATCTGCAGTATGATCCCATTGCCAAGCTAAACACCAAGCTCAAGAAAGGCTACTTGTTCCGTAATCCTCGGTCTACGCCTGAGCTGATCGCAACGATTTGGGCTACTGTTGAGAATCTTACGAACGCGGTGAACGTATGGACAGAAGTTGAGCGCGAAGAAGGCAAGGATCCTCAATATATCAGCTATGTTCGCATTGCAGATGCAGGCGATGCTACTATGTTTGCATTCTCGCATAACGAGTTTGAAAAGTGGGGCGACGATAAAGAAAAGGCCGATGTTAAGGAACGCAAGGCAGCCAGTAAGCCGCTTAAGGTGCATGTGAACAAGGATGGCACTATCCGCGCTCGTGTCACAGTGACCACACTTGGAGACTAAGTGTGCTTAACCAGCTGAATAGTTCTGCGCTTCACGCGCTTGTTCATGAGATCCTTGAGGTTTACTACAGGACCTTGTAGGATCTCAGTTTCCTTCATACTGAAAATTCTCAGGCATCGTTTGAATACGTAGAATCTATCTCGCATGAACATGTTAATTGGGATCTGGCGATTGCTTTCCCACCACCATGTGTCGCCGCATCCTAGAAACTCTCGTTTCATCTCATCGCTAAAGGTGTTGTCCATCACATACATGTGGACAAACGCATTGTCTGCATGCTGTACAATACCCAGATATTCTTTGTCTAGATGGCTTATAATCGTGAGGAATGGGAACTTTTCCTGTAACACCTGTTTGGTATCTGACATAATGTTCCTATTTGCGTGTGGGGGTATTTATAAATAGAGCAGGTGTCGATTGAACAAAATGTCAGGAACAAATGCCAACGGTCTTCCTCTATAGCTTCAAGGAATACGTGCAACTCCTGCAGTTCGATGCGAACCCGCAACTGGTGAATTGGCCGATGACCATATATGATACCAAACTTTACAAGGGCGTGACCAATAACATAGATTTTGTTATCCGTAACAATGAACGGCGTCCTATCAATCTTGTTGGATTAACGCTGCAAGCAACGATACAGGATCAGCTCACGGGCGAAGTTGTACTGACCAAGAACGTTGAAGTAACAGTTGCCATACAAGGCAAAGCACGATTGACGCTTGATCCGGGCGAAACAGAAGATCTAACAGCTGGTTATTATAATTACAGCATACAGAACACCGATGTGAATGGTATAAGCCAGCTGTTCTACACAGACATAAATCAAAGCGGCATTGGTACTTTCGAGCTATTTGACGGTGTACTGCGCACCATGTTACCAGCTACAGAAGTCTTAGCAGCACAATTCACGCAAACACCTATAGGTAACAATGACGATGTGATGTTTGTGACTGGATCTTTTCCGGGCGATGCACAGACACAACGGGCCAATGGTATGCACACTGTTGCTGTGTATCAGACTAGATTTCTTGGCAAGTTTTTCATTCAAGCTAGCCTTAGCAATAATAATCCTATGCCCAGCGAATGGTTCTTCATACCTCTACAACCTGGACCAGATCCGACGTATACTTTTGATTATACCAACAACCAAGGTCCTGGCCCAACCTTGTTCAATTTCGACCTCAATGCCTATTGGGTGAGATTTGGATACATACCTGTATGGAGCGGCATAGACAGTCCTATTAGCGTTGACCAGTTTGCGACTTTGATCGTAAACGACGGTGTGTTTAACAAAATCCTATACAAATCCTAAATTGATATTATAATCAGGGCATGGCTCTGATGCATCAACTAGTGGCTGAGAATCTACCACCGAAGCGTAAGACCAGTCCTCGTGGCTGGTTGATGTTCAATGCCCCATGCTGTACTCACAGAGGGCATAGCCGCGATACGAGAATGCGCGGCAACATGCTGATCCTGCCAGACGGTCACATAGCCTACAACTGCTACAACTGTGGTTTCAAAACCGTGTTCGACAATGTAAACATCAGCAGGAACTTTGAGAACCTCATGGATTGGATGGGTGTACCCACCGAGGACATCCGCAAGGTCAAGCTAGAAGTGCTACAGAACAAGCTGAATGGTGTGACAGCTGTTAATGATCACAATGAATTGAATTTTGTGCATGACTTCAAGGAAGTGCCGCTGCCTGAGAATGCACGACCCATACAGGTAGTGATGGAAGATGATGAGCTCAGCCAGCAGTTTGGAAACTGCATAGATTATCTCAACAGCAGAGGCGCAGCTGTGGGCGAAGGCTGGGACTATCATTGGACGCCCAGCACCAAGTGGAATCTGGACCAGCGCATTATCATACCATTCTATTATCGTGATAAGATAGTCGGTTGGACTGCCAGATATGCTGGTACTCCTCCCAGTGGTACACCGCGGTATTACAACAGCGATCTGCAGACAGGATATCTGTTTAACTGCGATGCTATTAACAAAGGTAACCGTAAATACATCATACTTGTTGAAGGTCCATTTGATGCGATAGCAATAGATGGTGTAGCTGCACTTGGCAGCAAGCTCAGCAAGCAACAACTTAGTTGGTTAAACAGCACTGATCGTGAGATCATACTGTTGCCAGATAGACAACGCAACAACCAAGGCCTGATAGATATAGCATTAGAACAAGGTTGGAGCGTTAGCTTTCCTGATTGGGAAGATGATGTTAAAGATGCTGCTGATGCTAGTTGTCGGTATGGTAAACTGTTTACTCTGCGTACAATAATAGATAGCAAGACCAACAGTGCACTACAGATTGGTACCAAACGCAAGACGTTTAGATGAGAGGGATGATGTATGGCCGATAGATTTGGTAACGAAGAAAAAGAAGAGATCAAGGATTATGGCGAGGACAAGCAACGGTTATTGCTCAGCGTGCTGTTAAGCAGCGAAGACATCTTTACACGCTGTGTCAACATCATCAATCCCAAGTACTTCGTTAACAAGCTACGTCCTGCTGTGCGTTACATGCTTAAGCACAGCGAGGAATATCGTGTACTCCCCAAGATAGAACAGGTGAATGCTGAAACTGGATTAGAGTTCTCTCGCATTGACGATATTAGTTCTGGTCATCAAGATGCATTTTTGGATGAGATCGAAGAATTTTGCAAGAATCGTGCACTGGCAGATGCAGTACTAGCCAGTGCTGAATTGATCGACAGGGGCAATTATGGTGAAGTTGAGAAGTTGGTCAGAGAAGCCATATTGGTTAGCTTGCAAAGTGACATCGGTACTAATTACTTTGAAGATCCGCGTGCAAGGCTGCTGAAGATCAAGGATCGCAATGGACAGGTCACGACTGGGTGGAAGACTGTAGATGACAAGCTATATGGCGGCATCAACAGAGGTGAGATAACCATCTGGTGTGCAGGATCTGGTGTTGGCAAGAGTTTGTTTCTGCAGAACATGAGCATCAACATGGCACGTAATGGTCTCAATGTGGTTTACATCACGCTGGAATTGAGTGAAGGCTTAACCAGCATGCGTATGGATTCCATGCTAACTGACATTGGTACCAAAGAAATCTTCCGCAATTTAGATACGGTTGAATTAAAGATCAAAGCAGCTCAACGCAAGAGTGGACATTTGCATGTTAGGCAGCTACCACAGGGCAGCACAGTTAATGATATCAAAGCGTATCTCAAGAACTATGAGATTGAAACACAGAAGCGCTGTGACGTGATCGTGGTGGATTATTTGGATCTGCTGTACCCTAACAATAAGAAGATCAATCCCAGTGACCTATTCATCAAGGACAAGTTCGTCACAGAAGAACTGCGTGGTCTGGCAGTTGAACGCAATATGGTCTGTGTCACAGCATCGCAGCTGAATCGCAGTGCCACGCAGGAACAAGAACATGATCACAGCATGATCTCGGGTGGTATATCCAAGATCCAGACAGCAGATAACGTGATATCAATCTTTGCCAGCGCAGCAATGAAAGAGCGCGGACAGTATCAGATACAGTTCTTGAAGACACGCAGTTCTAGTGGCGTGGGCAGCAAGGTATATCTGGGCTTTGATCAGAACACGCTGAAGATATTTGACTTGGATGAGGAACAGCAGAGCATGTTGCAGGGAGGCGGCGCCGGTGCAGATGTATTCAATGACCTGCGCAGGAAGAATCTCAATCCACCGCCCAAGGGCATGAGCGATACGCCAGCAGCAGCTAGACCCGGAGTGGATATCAGCAAGAGTCTAGGTCAGCTCAGCAGCTTGACCAGTTTGATTAGGCGTTAGTGATTGGCTTCTTGTAGATCTGACGCAGGCGATTAACTACCTTTTGCGCGTTGCTGGAGTCTGTGCTCATCAGCTTGGTGAAAGCAGCTGCTAGTTCTTTCAATTGATCTGGATCTGTAGGTTCCGTTCCGCTTCTTAGCTGATTAAACGCAGTCTTGAAC